ATCCTTCAGGTTGTAGCTGGCCCACAAGCTCCACGTGGTCCAGCACCAATTCCGAGCTTGACAATGCCTCAAATGCCGCCACAACGTAGAGCATGAACCTACAAGCGTTACCAGAAGAAGCATTAAAAGAAATCTTGGCCTTAACGGAGGCCAAGAAGAAGCTAGACCTTCGGGAAGAAGCGTCTGAAAAGTTTATGCCCTTTGCCCATCACGTCTATGAGAACTTCATTGAGGGGCGTCACCACAGGATTATTGCGGAAAAACTGGAGCGGGTGGCTCGTGGGGAGTTGAAGCGGTTGATTATCAACATGCCTCCACGTCACTCGAAGTCTGAGTTTGCAAGCTACTTGATGCCTGCTTGGTTTCTAGGTAGAAACCCAAAGCTCAAAATCATTCAAGCTACCCACAACACGGAACTTGCAGTACGATTTGGACGTAAGGTTCGTGATTTGATTGACGATCCTGCGTACAAAGAGGTGTTTCCCGAAACGAACTTGAAGGAGGACAACAAAGGTGCTGGTAAGTGGCAAACTGATAAAGGTGGCGAATACTTTGCGGCAGGCGTTGGAGCGGCTGTTACAGGCCGTGGTGCGGACTTATTCATCATTGATGACCCGCATTCGGAACAAGATGCGCTAAGTGAGACTGCGTTTGACCATGCGTATGAGTGGTATACGTCTGGTCCTCGCCAGCGTTTGCAGCCTGGTGGTGCGATTATTTTAGTTATGACCCGTTGGGGTAAGAAGGACCTGACGGGTAGGCTTTTACAGAACCAGAGCGGCGACATAATGGCTGACCAGTGGGAGGTTGTGGAGTTTCCTGCGATCTTGCCCAGTGAGAAACCGTTGTGGCCTGAGTTCTGGGAGAAGGATGCGCTACTGTCGATCAAAGCGTCGTTGCCTGTTGGCAAGTGGAACGCGCAGTGGCAGCAGCAGCCGACGGCGTCAGAGTCGGCGATTATCAAACGCGAGTGGTGGAATGACTGGGAAAAGGAAAACATTCCCCGTATCGACTATGTGATACAGGCGTACGATACGGCGTTCTCGAAGAAAGAAACCGCCGACTACTCTGCGATTACAACGTGGGGGATATTCAAGCCCGAGGAGGGTGGACCTGACCACGCTATACTTATGGACGCCCGAAGGGGGCGTTGGAACTTCCCTGAACTGAAGGAGATAGCGTATGAAGAGCACGAATATTGGGAGCCGGACATGGTGTTGGTCGAAGCGAAAGCGACGGGTACACCACTCATTGACGAGTTGCGGCTTCGCGGTATTCCGGCGTTGGGTTTCTCGCCAGGGAAGGGGAACGACAAAGTAACGAGAATGCACATGGTTGCGCCATTGTTTGAAGCTGGTATGGTATGGGCACCGATGCACGAGAAGTTTGCAGATGAAGTCGTGGAAGAGGTGGTTTCATTTCCTAATGGCGATCATGACGACTTTTGTGATAGTATGACGTTAGCACTCATGCGCTTTAGGCAGGGAGGATTCATCTCCTTGAAGGGCGAAGAGGAAGACGAAATGGAATGGAGGCCCCGTAAACGGGAGTATTACTGATGGCATTACCACCTAATATGGTTGTTCCAGGACTTAATCTGGATGACACCGAGGGTCTACCCGATGTGGAGATTCCGATTGATATGCCTGAAACCTTTGAGGGTGGTGCAGAAGTAATCCCTGACGAGGATGGCGGTGCGGTTATCCGTGCTATTCAGGCGGGGGAGCTGGAGGTTCCAAAAGAAATCATCCCCTTCGATGCAAACTTGGCAGATGTTTTGGACGATGGCTTGCTTGGTGAGTTGTCGTCTGAACTTCGTGGTTTGTACGAGGAAGACTTGGATTCGCGATCCGAATGGGAAGAGACATACGTCAAGGGTTTGGACCTACTGGGTCTGAAGACTGAGGAGCGGTCGACGCCGTTCGAGGGGGCAAGTGGTATTACTCACCCGTTGATTAGTGAGAGCGTGACGCAGTTCCAAGCACAGGCTTATAAAGAGCTGCTGCCGTCGGGTGGTCCAGTTCGAGCACAGGCTTTAGGTGCGCAGACACCAGAGCGTGATCAGCAGGCTGCTCGTGTAAAAGAGTTTATGAACTACCAGATCACGGAAGTTATGGAAGAGTACGATCCAGATATGGACCAGATGCTGTTCTATTTACCGTTGTCGGGTTCTACGTTTAAGAAGGTATACTTTGATCCTACGAAGCAACGTGCGGTATCTAAGTTTATTCCTGCCCAGGATTTGGTTGTACCGTATTCGGCATCTGACCTGATGACGTCAAACCGTGTGACGCACGTACTGCGTATGGACGAGAACGACGTACGCAAGATGCAGGTTGCGGGGGTTTATCGTGACGTTGACTTGATTGTGAGTGACGACGTTGAAGAGAACCCAGTTCGCCAGAAGGTCAACGAGCTGGAAGGCTTGTCAAAGAACTACAGCGAAGATGTGCATACGATCTTAGAGATGCACGTTGACTTGGACCTTGAGGGATTCGAGGATATGAATCCGCAAACGGGTGAGCCGACAGGCGTGAAGCTGCCGTACATTGTTACGATTGACGATGCATCAGGCAAGATACTGTCTATCCGTCGCAACTTCGACGAGATGGACATGACGAAGCGTAAGCGTCAGTACTTCGTGCACTACAAGTTCATGCCTGGTTTGGGCTTCTACGGCTTTGGTATGATCCATATGATTGGTGGGCTTGGTAGAGCGGCTACAAGCCTGCTACGTCAGCTTATCGACGCAGGCACACTATCTAACCTCCCTGCTGGATTTAAGGCCCGTGGAGTGCGTGTACGCAACGACGACGAGCCGTTACAGCCTGGAGAGTGGAGAGACATTGACGCGCCAGGAGGCAGCATCAGAGACGCCATTGTGCCGCTACCGTACAAGGAGCCGTCAGGAACGTTGGCGACTATGCTTGGTGGGTTGGTTAATGACGGGCGTCGTTTCATTGCTCTAGCCGACCAGCAGGTTGGCGACATGAACCAAGAGATGCCTGTAGGCACTACGGTTGCGCTGATTGAGCGCGGCATGAAGGTTATGTCTGCGATCCACAAACGTCTGCACTATGCGCAGAAGACGGAGTTCCGTTTGCTTGCGCGTATCTTCGCCGAGAATCTACCGCCAGTTTACCCATATGAAGTGGCGGGTGCTCCCTCTCAGATCAAGGCGCAAGACTTCGATGCACGGGTCGATGTTCTCCCAGTGTCAGACCCGAACATCTTTTCAATGGCGCAGCGTGTGACATTGGCTCAGACTCAGCTCCAGTTAGCTCAGTCCAATCCTCAGATGCACAATTTACACGCGGCATATCGCCGGATGTATCAAGCGTTGGAGGTGCAGAATATCGAGGAAATCCTACCGCCGCCGCCTCCTCCTCCCCAACCACAGGACCCTGCGGTGGAGAATGGTGCGATCATCAACGGTCAGGCACCACAGGTCTTCCCTCAACAGGATCACGACGCGCACATTCAGGCGCACTTGTCGCTGCTTGAAGTAAACGTGATGCAGCAGGCGGCACCTGTTCTGGCGGCGATCTTCTCGCACATTTTGCAGCACGTCAGTTTCAAGGCTCGTGAGATGGTGGACGAAGAGCTACAACAGATTAGTCAAATGCCGCAGCAGGCGATGCAACAGTTGGTGTCGTTGACGCAAGCTGGCGCGATTGACCCGATGGTTGCACAACAACGGATGGCGCAGATGCAGCAGGAACAGCAGCCGCAGTTCAGCCCTGATCAGATCGAGGCGCGTGTAGCGCAGGTCGAAGCGGAGCTGATCAAAGAGTTGATGCCACTGATGAACTACAAAGGTCAGGGTGAGGATGAAGACCCGCTAGTCAAGATTCGCATGAAAGAGCTTGAAATCAAGCAGATGGAGGCGAACCACAAGGCGGCGATTGACCAGGCTAAGTTGGAGCTGGATGGCTTCAAGGTAGAGCAGCAAGCGGTTACTGACTCCGCACGTTTGGAACTGCAAGAGCAGGTTGCCGAAGATCGCAATGAAGTGAACCGTGAGCGCATTGAAATGCAGCGTCAGGGTATGGAGATGCGGAATGCCACTCAAAGAGGGTAAGTCACAAGAGGTTATCAGCAGCAACATCAAGACAGAGATGGCGGCTGGTAAACCAAAAGACCAAGCGGTAGCCATTGCACTGAGCAAGGCGGGGAAGAGCAAGTATGCGTCAGGCGGCTTTGTAAACAAACGGTTTAGTCCGATTGCTCGACCTCAAAGGTTTTCTGGAGAGTTCTGATGGTATGCACTTTGGTCCTAGTAGCTTGGGGCCAAAGTTTTCAGCTTGGCTTCTACAAGTCTTGTTTCTATGACTGCGGGTCGAAACGCTTTGGATATTATGATAGAGTGTATCGTGTAGACCCTGAGTATGTTTGCCCAGCGAGGTTAGAGCTGACATGATTGATCCAATAACAGCGTTGTCTGTCGCCAGTACGGCGGTGGGTCAGATGCGCCAACTTATTAATGCTGGGCGTGACACCACACAAGCCATGTCAAAGTTTGCTGGTGCATGGGCAGATATTAATGAGGCCGAGCGTCAAGCCAAAAACCCGCCTTGGTATAAAACGTTTAGCGGTTCGATGGAAGAACGTGCCGCACAGGCGTTTGCAGCTAAGAAGAAAGCACAAGCCTTAAAAACAGAATTAGAAAACATGATCCGCTTTGTACACGGCCCTACAGGGCTTGAAGAATACAAGCAAATCCTGCGGGACATGAAGAAGCAAAAAGAAAAGACAGACTTCAAAAAGGCTAAGATAAAGCAAGCGATTATCGAGTGGGTGTTTGGCTTTGTGATTTTTGTTTTAGCAGCGATTATCATGGCTTTTGTGTTCTGGTTTGTTGGAAAGCAGCAGGGCAAATGGTAGATGCGTTTGGTAATGATTGGGCGAATGCGCTATCATGTGTACGACGACAAAGGTCGCCTTTGGTTGGTTTGTTCTAGTCGAAGAGTAGCGGAGTGGTTCATTGAAAACGAGACAAGTGTTCATTGAAAAGTTTTTGCAGGCATGGTCAGCCTGTATGCTTTGCATGGTGCAGGGCGACTTGACAGTGTTGACTTTAAACCACGCATTAACTGCGTCTAAGACAGGAATTTTGACAGGATTCGCGTTTTGGCTTACAAGTTTGGGTGACGGACAGCCCAAGGGCCGATGGTATCCAGCATGGGTTACTGGGGTGCTAACGATGGCGTCTGATATTGTCGTTCATCCTACGCACTTTGGTGAGCAGTGGATGGAGGCTGCGTGTACGGGGCTTGCCGCCGCAGGTTTGTGTTACGCATGGGAGAGGATATCATGGCGCGAACATTCATAGATGACTGGAAAATACTGCCCCGTTTAATGATGTTGGCAGTTACAGTCTTAACTTACCAATCGGTGCATTGGTTTATGTCTCTAGACGATCCAAGTAACACACAGGCAGGTCTAGTATCTGTGTGCATGGGC